ATTATTACAATCAATATCACCACCCATTGACAAGGTTGTTAATGCTAGATTTGGATTTACTCCTAAAGTTATATAATTTCCACCATCGGTATAAGTTAATGTTGAAGAAGCACGTAAAACTCCATCAGTGCTTAAAGCCCCTAAAAAATCTTCTGTAGCATTTGTATCTACTGCTACTTTATTATCATCTGGGTCTATACTTGCTATTTGATTATCTACATATATTTTAGTTGCTCCGTCTTGGTCTGAAAATGGGTCTGCCATATTCATAATTTTTTTATCCTGCATAGTAATATGTTTGGCAATTTTTAATTGAGGATAAGTAATATTTTCCCACAGTCCAGATTCTAAGGAATCTACATATTCAATAGTTGCGTAAGTTCTTTTAGCTTCTGGGTGTGAAGCAATACCTGAATGATTTGGAAGAATTAAAGGTTCTCCATTCATACCACCAATAGGATTTAATTTAGGTGTAACTAATTTAGGCATAAACTTTTGTGTGTTTCGTTTATTTACCATTATTCTTGTTCTTCTAGATTTGGATTGCCTGTCTGTTTTGTAGTTCCTGCAATTAATCCTTCTTCATAAGGGTAATCTTTTTCTAGAAATCTTGTGCCTACTGAACCCGTTCCTACTTTTACTGTTCCATTTGTCATAATTAAAAAAAAGAAAAAGAAATATATAAAGTTATTCTTTTTTAGCTTTCTTTGGTTTTGATACTTTGACGATGTCAGAGAATCTATTTTCAAAGTCTGCTATTTTTTCAGTTTGGTTAGTATCAATGTAATGTTGATATAACCTCTTGATTGTTGCTTGTGTCATTTTTAAGCAGTTTGGGTATTAGTCAATAATACAATCGCTTTCGGGTCTGTTCTATATGCAATTCCACTACCCCAGATTCTTACTTTAGTTCCAATGCCTGGTTCTACAATCTTTGTTGCAGTTACTCCAGAATACTCTTTATAAGTTACTGCTCTTTTTGGAACAATTAACAAAGCACAATCTGCAGTTACATTATTGGAAACTTTTACATTAACCCCTAATATTTGCATAACAGTTCCAGACCTAATCTTTTCACTTGAAAATCCAGGAATGCTTGAACCCTTTTCGCTAATTAACCAACTAACCATGTTCGTATAATCTGTGGGAGATAAATACAAACTGCATCCTTCTGGGTCATAGTTGTAATCACGAATCATTTTCTTTGCATCTAAAATATCATTTACAATTACTGCATTTGTTGCATCGTCCCATTCATGAGTGATTGCTTTTTCTTGAATCTCGACTGGAGTTTGGTTCTCACTCATTACGTCCCAAATATCTGAATCAATATCTCTAGCAATTACTCTAGTCAAATCTCTAACTGTTGTTGCTAAAACATCTAAGTCTGCAGATTTAATATCTTCCATTGAGATAAATCCTTCAACCATATATTTCTTTGGGTAGCTTGTGTTTCTTGTCCATGATACTTCCAAAGTCTCTGGTTCTGTCAAAGCTGCTACATTCTTTGTAACACTTGGAGTTGTTGCTTCAAGAGTTCCTGCTGTTTTTTGATACCATCTAATAGAATCTCCACTCATTGAGGAAACTTGACAATCATTTTTGAAAATATAAGCTTCTTCTGCGAAACCTTTAGCTAGTTTATCAATATCTAAACCTCTAATATCTGCCATCTCGACTGTGTTTGCCATTATGCTCCCCTCCCTATAAGAACTTGAATTACTTCATTATTTGAACCTGCTTCTAATGCTTTCCCTGCGTGTTCTGCAAAGTCTGCTGCGGTTGTAACATTTGCGGGCCCGAATAAATTAGCACCTGTGATATTAACTTTATGCCCTAGTGATGTTGCTCCACCTGCACCCAAAGTCAAATCAAATATTCCATCAATATAAACTGCGACTTGTGTTCTACCGTCATTTATTATTTTATCTCTTGCACATATACCTGCAAAGATTTCGTTATCTGCACTTGATGCAGAAACAGTCCTGTCTCCAGACAACTTTAATACAGTTCCCTTAGTAATGCCTACTCCGTCTGCACATGTGAACATAATCGGGTTGGACATTCTTTTCCTTAATATTGCTTCATTCGCCATTTTACTTCTAATTGCGAAAACATATATTTAAGACTTTTCTTTTTTTAAATTTACGAGAACATTCTCCAAAACAAATTTTTCAAACTTTAATCTACCTTCTAGCATAGTAATTTGTGCTTCTGTTTCTTCTTTAACTTTAGACCAGTAAGCATATTCTTTTGTTTCGATTTTAATATCTTCTTTTTTTAATTTAACCATTTAACTTCCCCTCTAGTGCTTGTTTTGCATATTCCACATTTGAAACTTCTTCTTCTTTTGGTTCTTTTCCGCCTGCTTCACTAACTCCACCTAATCTTTTTCTGAATGCTTCTTCACTTTGAATAGATTTCATTTCTCCGATTGTTGCTTCTAGCTTCTCTCTTTCTATTCTCATATTGTCTGCAGCTTTTTCTGCTCTATCTATATGTGAACTTGTAGTATTATCTTCCTCGTCTGTCTCTATAATGTTATCTTCTACTTTTTCCGTTGTATTTTCTTCTACCATAGTTTTTTGCTCCTTCCCCAATACTTGAAGAACTCTAATCCTGCTCCAAACAATATAGCACAATATCCTTGGAGTGTGTCTCCTATTCCTGTTATTTGTGTTACACCATAAGCCGTTAATGCTAATGCGACCGTATTGATTATAGTTTCAATGATTGGTTTATCCACTCTTTGTTTTTTAGTTGCCATTATAATAATCCAAAGTTTAGTGCACTTGGAGCCATCTTCTCCCTATATTCCTTCCAAAACTTTTCTTGTTCTATTCTTGCTTCTTCTTCTAACTTTAATATTTTTTCTTTATATGCTATCCAGAATGCAGCTTCTTCTTTCCTCTCTCTCCTTCTTGCATTTTTTTCTCTTTCATCTGCTCTAATCTTTGCATCTTCCCATTCTTGTCTATTTTCATCATCAATTCGGTCTTTTTCTTGTGCATAAGCTAACCATTCTGCGGGTGTTCCTCCTCCGCTTCCTTTACTTGGGTCGCTTACTACTTCGCCATCAGTTCCTTCTGCTCCTGCTGCTGCTGCCATATTTGTTATGTCTGTTGCTATTAAGTCATAAGCATCTTGTTGTCCTGCTGCTCCTGTCATCAATAAATTTCTAAATGGCCACATTAAAGGGTTTAACATAGTGCTATAATTTATTTTATCATTTGCTAATTCCATAGTTTTTTGTGATTCTTCTAAAGACCTTAGTGCATCTGTAGGGTTTGTATTTCCATTTTCAACATTATCTTTTATGTCTTTTAAAAAGAATAATTGTCCAGACATAACATTGTCTAAAGCATACCAATCTGTTAATATATCTGCGGTTATTACTCCTGCAACCCATTTTTTAGCTAAATTGCCAGAATCGACACCTCTTATTGTTCCTGCCATGTCTTGATTAAATGAACTAATATCTTTCAATCTTTTTGCTTCATTTGCATCAATTCCATATTTATTTGCAAATCTTTCTGTTTGGTAATTTCGTAGTTTATCCCATGCTTTAGTTAGAATGTTAGTTGAACCTGTATTTTTATATTGAGGAGTTGCACTTAGCGGGCCCTCCATTAATGTATTATCTCCTATTGCTCTATTTGAAGTTGCTCCAGATGGTGCTGTTTTAATACTACCAAATGCTCCAGGCAATCCTCCTGCTAATAACATATTAGGGTCTAATCCTCCTTCTGGAGAGATAGGGTTTCCTCTTTCATCATAAGTTGTTCCTGCTTGTTGTATATTTCCTGCTCCTGGAATGAGATTTCCTGCTATGTCTTTTCCTTTTTGTAATAAAGTTTTAAATAAATCTAAAGGGTTATTTGACTTTCTTGAAGATGAACTTGACCTTGAAGTATTATTAAATGCGGAACTTGTTCCCATGTTATTAAATGCGGAACTTGTCCTAGTATCAATCTTTTTAGAACTTGACTTTCTTGAAGATGAACTTGACTTTCTTGAAGATGAACTTGACTTTCTTGAAGATGTTCTACCTGGTAAACTTCCTCTACCCGATTTTTTCCATTTCTTTTCTGCCCTTCTTCGTTTTGCTTCTTTCTTTCTGGCAGAATGTCCTGCTTTCCATTTTTTAACTGATTGAAATGCCATTATTGTCTCCCCTCCATTTCTGCCGTTGTGTCATTTGGTTGAATTGGTTCTTCTTGTTCTATCCCTCTATCTTCTACCTTTGGTTTATCCGATAGTGCTTCGTTTTCTAAACTTGCGGGGAACTCCAAATAAATTTCTAATCCTAATTGCATACCTAATTGTTCCTCTACATATAATTGCTCTTCTTCTATTGTTTGTTGGAATGCTAAATAAGCAATCTTTGCAGATGCTTCTGTGAATGCTTTACTTCCACCTAGAATAATATCTGGAACACCTGTAACTTGGAAAAAATAATTAGTTAAGGTTTCAATCCATGGAATTAAACTTAAAGTTCCGTTACCCGATACTGCAGCAACTTCTCTTTCTACTGCTCCTTTAGGAATATAAATGTTCTCTCTGTCTGCTAATGCTGCATCTTGTTTTGCTTTAAAACTTGCTATTTTGTCTGTGTCATCTGTATCTAGATGCCATATAACTTGTGGAACTGCATAACGGTGCATAATCAATCTTTGGTCTGCCATAGCTTCATTTCGCATAAGAACAATTTCTTCTACTGCATCAATAATTGAAACTCCATGAATTTCATCTGCTACTCTATTATTACATAAATGGAAAATATTTTCTTTTTTAAATTTCGTGGGTTTGTTCCCTTTAATTTTTGAGTGTTGTTCGTAACTTTCAATTAGTCCGTTTTTATTTGCAATAATCGTCATACTGCCAGGGTCTAAAATTTTTAAATTTATTAATTTAAGTTTCTCGTCCCTTATTATTTCTGCATAAGAATCTCCACTAATCTTTGCGGTTCTAATTAAATTTTCTAAAATAGAATTGAATGTATCTTTACCCCACCCTTTAATTGAATCACAAACGAATGTGGTCTGAGGGTCTGCACTAAATCCTTTTCCTACAGTCCATGTTGCTAGTGCATCAATACTTGCTTTTAATTCTGGAATCTTTTTATAGTATCCTAATTGTTGTTGCCAGTTAGCATTGCACCATGTGTTTTGTGCATCTGTTTCTGTTGCATCTACTGAAAAGTCTTTAATTGCATTTTCTGCAGTGTTTGCACCTGCTATTTCAAATTCGCCCATTTTTATACACTTACGAAATTATCCGTAACCCATTTCTTATTTGTTGCGTCTCTATCTTCTTCTGGAGCTTCAACATCTTTAACTATTTTATCTGCTTCTGAAACATTTCCATTAATACTTTGAAGTTTATTAAGTGAGGGCAAAGGCATTCTTTTCCCCCCTTCTGCCAAATGGAACCGACATTCCTTCAATCATAGAAAGCTCGTTTAAATTCATTCCAAGATGGACTACTTCTCCAAGTAATCGACCCCACTTCTCTACTCTATTTGAAGGGTCTATGAGTATATCTACTTCTTTATTTAATATTTCTTTTTCTAACCATTTTTGGCTTCTTAATCCGCCACTCTCTTTTAATTCTGGAGCATCAATATGTAACATTCTTAATGGAAAATCGAAATCTCTTTCCGTCCATAATAAACGGATAGTATCTCCGTCATGAACACTCACAACCTTTGCTGTGAAATTCTCTGCAATTTGTTTGTGTGGACTTTCAAAATAATATAAGTCCATTTGTGAAGTTCTTAATTCTGGGAATTTTTTAAAGTCGTGGGCCATTATGCTCCCACCATGAAAGTTTTTCTATTCTTATCTTTGAGTAACGAGGATATTGCAAGGTTTGCATCTCTGTAAACATTAATCATGGTCTCTGCTTCTGTTCTGGAAGTATATCCAGAGAAATCGTAAGTAATAATATAGATTGCTGCAAGATTAGAAACAAATTCATTAAGTAAATATTTTGTATCTTCTGAAAGAGTATCGTAGGCATCATGCCAATTATACATAGTGATTGCGTTAAGTCTACATTCTGCTTGCTTTACAAAATCTGAAACTAATACGGGGTTTGTTGAAACAGAATTTGCATTTTTTCCTGCTTTATTTGTTGCATCTGCAAGAGTGCAAAGAGTTCCTTCGTAATCTGCTCCATTAACTGAAAATAATTTATCACTTCCAGATTGTGCTGTAGAAGTATCCCAACTGTCAGTAGTTTCCCAAACTGTTCCACCCGTATATGAAGGGCTTGAAGCATCTTCTCTCCAATATATAGCATCTCCACTTGCTCTTGTAATTTCAACGATATATTTTTTTCCTTTCTCAAGAACTCCCGTTCCTGCTGCTCCTGGAGTTAGAGCAATCTTTCCCCATACTGCAGCAGCAGATGCTCCTGCAAAAGACACAGAAGAAGAGCATGCAACATAAGAAGATTTATCTATGCTTCCGTCTGCTAAGGTTGGATAAATTGTTACTACGATAGAAACAACATTGTCTGTAACAGTTTTGTATTTAAATTCAAAACTCGTAGGAAGAAAATTTAAGCTGTCCCCAGTTGTCCCTATTGTGAAAGATTGACCGCTCCTATTGTCCCCAGTAATTAACTCTCCATTGTCATCATCATTTTGAGTGTAAAACTCCATTCTGTTCGCCATGTTCTAATTTAACAAATCCATATATTTAAATGTTTGTCTTTAATACACCATGCTGCTCTTATAAGTGCTTCTGCAATATGGGTATACCTCCCGAAGATTTTAATGTTTTTATCGTCATTTATAATATACTGGACCGATTTAAGAGATTGTAGTGTTTCTGGCGAAAATTGAAGATGAACTTTCTTCTGTTCCATTAATGTTAGAAGATTTGCGTATAAATCCTCTTTAAGTAGTCGTTTTTTCCTTCCTTCTCGGTCTAAACTCCTGGAAGCATTGTTAATTGGAATGGTTTTCCTTCTAGTTTGTGTATCTTCCATTAGTAAATCGAAGGTCCCAACACCTAAACCGCCATCATCTATGTAGATTTTATTAAAATCTATTGACGAATCCATGTCTTTTATGTATCTATAACCATCTGGAATTGATAAATCTTTGATAACTTGTTTCCCAATTTCCCACAGTTCTCCGTTATGCCGATTAACTGAAAACATTACAAACTCGTCGCCACCTTTCCTGGCCACATCTACTCCCATAAACCTTTGGCCTAGTTTTGGGGAGACTAAATCTTCTTCCATACACGATTTAATTAGGTCTGTAGGGAATAATTGTTGCAATTCGTCCACAAATTCGCCTAAATATTCCTGTGCATATTGAACTGTAGACATTCTTGATTTTTCCCGGTCCAAAAACTCGGGAGAAATCCTAGGACAATCCTCGCTAGAAACGTGGAATGGTGTAAATGAAGGGTCAGAAAAACATTCGTAATAGTAACCCCCTCGCCCGAAAGGTGTAGATAGATAGATTTTTATGGCTTCTGTCGTTGCGAGCATAGGAGTTACTGCCGTCCATACATCTTCTGGAATGAATGCCGCTTCATCTGCAATTAAGAGGTTTACAGTATATCCACGGATACCCAGGCCAGACATACCAGTCGGTAAACATAGGATTTGCGACCCATTATTTAAGTTTATCTTTGATTTTGTAGGTCTATCTCTCCCTTTCTTAATCATTTTAGGGTAACAATCGGTCAAATAATGAAGAATCTTCTCGAATAAAAGAAATGCTTGTCTCTCTACTGCAGCAATCACTAAAATTTTTTTGTTTCTGTGTTGAACTGCATACTCTCCTGCTTTAACGGAGATAACAGTAGACTTTCCAACTTGTCTACCGCTCCTAAGACAGATATTTCCTTCCGTATTAAGAACTTCTTCCTGCCATTTATCCAGTTGAAGGTTCGCCATAGTTCCTCTCGTAAGCTTCTAATAATTTTTGTTCAGTTAGTCGTGGAAATTGTGGTAAATAAACCTCGTCTATTCTCTTTTTGAATACTTCTATAGGCATATTTGGGTAGAATTGGAAATCTTCTATCACAATGTCTGGAATTCCTATCATTGCTTCTCTGTTTTCTTTATTCTTTTCTTCAATTTTTTTTAATTTTCTTCGGACTTCTTCCAATTTTTCTCCTATTTCCCACTGTTGTTTTTTTAATAATTTTTCTTGTTCCTCTAAATCTTTAATTTCATTCTTTCCTTCTGCAAAGTAATCCTTTAGAAATTCATTAACTAGGGCGGACGCATTAGTTCCTTTAAGAGATTCTATCAATTCTGCGTCTAAGCTCAATACTTTCTGTGCTTTCATAACTAGGTATTATTATATACCTTTATATATATATAGTTAGTCCAGAATAATATATATAACTAATTTTCCTCAAGGGGTCTTCAAAAGCTAAATGTCCAAACATTTAGATTCGTTGTAATCACTAAGCGCTACAAAGCGCTTAGCTATTTGCAAGCATGTAATGCTTGCTATGTTCTGAGCTAAGCACTGCCTTTTGGGCAGTGAGTGCTCCTATTTGCCATAGCGAAGCTAGCTACGCATAAACGTGCGAACGTCCAGGGAGCGAAGCGACCAATACATTAGCACGTTCTACTACGTATACAACAACTTCTACCGATACAACAACCTTAAATAGAACTAGCTTTAGCTCCCCGCTCGAAAGCTTACTGGTAAGCTTAGCTAAGCGACTACTTAAAGCTATCGCCTAGCATAGCTTGTTGTATCTAACAACTTTTTAACTTTCTCTTCTTATGTGTATTACTAACTAGCTAGTTAGTTAGTTAGTTAGTTTACTCTTACTTACTTCAATACTTCATCTATTTGTTTATGTAAATCTTTAGCTATTGGATATATTGATTTTAGCTTCTCTTTTGCTTCTTCAACTTGCTTCTGTGCGTCTTCGTAATCTTCCAACTTTACATTTATATACTTTCTATGAGTGTCGTATTCTCCCATACCTTTTAAATTCTCTTTTAATTTCTTTATCTCTTTTTCAAACATTTTCTTTTTTCTCTCGTTGCGTAAAGCAACTCCTACAGCACGTCCATTCGTGCTTGTTCCAATTGTTACAGTGTTTACACTTCCAATTGTCTTTATTAATTCCCACTCTAGCCCCCTTTCGTGGAATCTTCTTAAATGCTCTGGGCATTGTATCATCTCCTTTAGGTTTAGATCGCTTTTCCAAAAAAGCGACCTAATCATTTAAATTAGTCCCAATAGTTACGGCTTCGTGAGAGGTGATAAGATGAAACAACGTTTCACAAAGAACCCGACCAACTCGCCACAACTATCGTTTAGACTTCAAAGATTCCTATAATACCGCTGGCGAACTCGTATAATACTTCTTCTTTCTCCTCTTTTTCCTTTTCCCAGAATTTCAATTTCATTTATCTCTCCCTTCAAATTTCTCTAAAGCTTTATGCATTATACTACTAAATTTTTTTATTTCTTTTTCGTTGTTACTCCATTTATTCCCGATTAATATGTCTACGTCATCAAAATTGAAGAACTGCTTAAATATTTCCAATTCTTTTTCAGTCTCTAATATTATTTCAACTGGGATAAATTCCTTATTTTTTCTTTTTATTTCCATTTTTATTCGAACTCTTCAAATATCCTATAAGTCGTATCTATTGCTTCATTGTTGTCCATACCCCCAACCATAAGGGAAGCACATACTTTACTCATCACAGCCGTTTTAATACGTTTAGCGGTTAAGTCATAATCTATCTTAGGTCTTGGTGTGTCTTTAACTGTTTCTTCCTTAATTGAAATGCTATCTGCTATCTCTTGAGGTTCTTCATCTGGGAAAACATTTCTTATGTTTTTAAACACTTTTCCGTCTTTCTCTACTTCTGCTACTTCACAGACTACTTTTTCATCTAGCTTCTTTTTTAGCACTTGATAGACTGAATTCTCGAAGAAATTCATATACCCCTCGTTAGTCTTAGCAGTCCAGAACTTATTTCCCGCTTTGCTTTCTTTACTTTCTAGGTCTGTTATTAATACTGTTTTTTTTATGTTTGCCATTTTATATCTCTCCCGTTGGTTTTTGCCAACTATAATAGAATTATGGGGAATCCTCTTTATATACTTATCGGCCGTATATGGCAAGCACGAGCTCTGTAAGGTCATAATCTATTCACGAACGAAGTGAGAAAAGGGAGGTCAGGAACCGTAGGTTCTTGTTCTACTACTCCGTCTACTACTCCGTATAAATCTTCGCATTATAAATTTTACAGTTATACAATTTTCCAACTCTATAAGTAACTATTAACTTAGAATTTCTTAGAACTGTGTTCCAACCTTGTCCATTTCCTGCCCCATAATCACTAGAATCATTAATCATAACATCAGTGTTGTTTGTTTGGTTGAAATTATCTATACCTATTTGTCCTAAATCGACTGTGGTATTTGAGCTTATAATTCCTGTTGTTTCTAGGCATTCTTTCCAATTTGCAGAATTATAGATAGCATTTTCATTAGTTGGTAGGTTTCCTTGAATGATATTTTGACCGATATAAAACTCTTGTTTCCAAGTTGCAGGGTAACCAAAAGAGGAGGTGTTACTTAACCAATTCATTTCGTATTCAACTTTTTCTATAATTGCCCTTGTTGGTAAACTGTCTGCTGTTTCAAATGTTGCAAATCCTCTTAAATGTTTTACTGGAGTAGATTTACTTGCTATACTGTGTCCCCATCTAATACCTACACCTTCAAAACCTTCATAAGTTGCACCAATACCAGTATTATCTTTTTGGATATATCCACTTTCTTCTCCGATGTCTCCAAATTCTAGTTCAGTCATTCTTTAAACACTACCCAAATTATAACGCCTATGTCATCTATTGTTGCATTAAGTGGTGCTACTTCATCATAATAAGCAGAAATTATATCTCCTGCACTGAAAGAATGAGTTCCTTGTGTTGCTGTTGCTGTTCCACCATCTCCACCTGTTGAAGTAGATGAGATAGTATCATCACAATAAATTTTATTTGTTCCGTTAACTTTGGCATACATTCTTGCAATACCTGAAGCTGTGTAAGAAGTTGTTCTAAAGCAAGAACTAATCGCAACTATGTATCCATCAAAAGGCATTCTATAACCTCGTGTAGAATAACAATCTCCATAACCTGCCATCTTTAAATAACCATCTGAATTTTTGGCATACGCAGAACCAAAGTTTAAAGCTGTCATAGTTCCATAAGCTACTCCATCTGTATTAGTATCATCTAAAAAATTAACTGCTGTTGTAAACTCACTTGTTCCAGTTCCACCAATAATAAGACCAACGTCTGTGATTTCCATTTCAGTTCCATTAAAATAGAATGTGCTATCTTGTCCATCTCCGAATATTATTCCCTTTGTATCTGAATCGAAAGAAATGTCTTGTGTGATTGTCCACGTTCCCGTCAAATTTGTAGTTCCATCTTTATTTAAATATACACTTAAATCGATACCATCAATTTCGTCATCTACATAAGATTTAACTGCCGAACCTGTTGGAACATGAGTGTTATTATCAGCTAAAACACTTGAGAAATGTGTTATTCTTTGAGAATTCGTAACGGCTTGAAGTTTGGTTCCTGCACTTGTCCACCATAATTGAGAAGTACCGCTGGGTCCGCCTAATTCTCCTTGAGAATCATCAAGATATAAATAGCAACTGGTTCCTGCACTTGAACCATAAATAGTTTGAATATCATAAATGTTGTGATTATTACAATCAATATCACCACCCATTGACAAGGTTGTTAATGCTAGATTTGGATTTACTCCTAAAGTTATATAATTTCCACCATCGGTATAAGTTAATGTTG